GGCCAGGACCTGCCTCCCGATATATTCAATACATTTAGTGGTCAGCAAACTAAAATAAAGAGGTAAAATACTATGTCAGAAACGAAGAACAAAGTAGTAAAGAAACAATCGACAGCGGTTGGTATGGTTTCAAAATTTGAATCCGTCAAATCGCGTGGATTGGAAAATATCCGACAGGAAGACAAGTCAATGCCAACATTGAAACTTCTTCAAAATGGTTCACCAGAAAATAATAAAAATGATGCAAGCCATGTGAAAGGAGCTCAACCCGGTATGATATTGGATCCTGCTGGAGACACTCTGTATGATGGAGATGAAGGTGTTCAGGTTATTCCTTGGGGCTTTGCGATCCAATATGTAGAATGGGCAGATAGGGGCACAGGCCCTAAATCTCCTATAGCTTTTCATGCTATTACCAGTGATATCCTAAAACAAACAACACGAGATGGGTCTTTTAAAGATAGACTTCCTAACGGAAATTATCTAGAAAAAACTGCGTATCATTTTGTGCTGTTAGTATCAGAGGGTAGTGCACCTAAGCCTGCAGTTGTTACTTTTAAATCGACCAATTTAAAAGTGAGCAGAAGATGGAATAATTTGATGACCGATGTTCAGTTTAAAGGACAAGATGGTTATTTTACTCCTCCTTCTTTCAGTCACTATTATAAGTTAAAATCTGCCCAACAGTCGAATGATAAGGGAAGTTGGTATAACTGGGGTATTGAAAGACTTGAACCATTGGTTGATGGAACGGATGATGCATTGTTTGAAAAGGCTCTCAGCCTCGCTGATTCCTTTGATAATAAAATGATTCACTCACAAATTGCAGCTCCTAAGCCAGAACAAACTGAAGAACAGCGTAAGTCTCCGTTTTAATTAATGGAATAGTAAGGTGGTATCCTATAGCGACCGCTATAAAGTCGCGCTATTATGTTGATTCTTATTTAACGTTATAATAAATAATATGCAGACAGAAATAATTACTAAATTTAAATTCATTTTTGAGGGGTTAGAAGACGCTTATGGGCTTCAATATGCTCCTCCTGACAAAAGTGCCACTGTTAAAGTTAAAGGAAAAATAAAAATTGTTCGAGAAGAAGTTACAGATAAACTTTGGGAAAGTCACTTGGAGGGAAAGAATCCTAGTTTAGGAATTATTCCCATTAACCGTAAAAATCTCTGTTCATGGGGGTGCATTGACATAGACGATTATCCTTTTAATCACACTTCTCTGGTTAAAAAAATTAATAAACTAAAGTTACCTCTTATTGTTTTTCGTTCAAAAAGTGGTGGTGCCCATATTTTTTTATTCACCACAAATAAAGTAAGTGCCGAACTTATGCGAAATACATTGATCGAGATTGCAGCGGTTCTGGGATATGCCAATAAAGAAATATTTCCAAAACAAATTTCTCTTAACGACCCTAAAGACGTAGGAAACTTTTTAAATATGCCTTATCACGGGGGTAATAAGACTACACGATATGCTTTCACAAAGGAAGGTAAACAAGCAACCTTAGAGGAGTTTATGAAAATGTATGGTACGACTGCATTAGAAAATTTAAGTAAATTAAATATTCGTAGCAACGCAGAAGATATGTATGAAGGCCCACCATGTTTACAAACCTTATGTGCGAATAAAGTCGGTGAAGGACAACGAAACGAGGCTCTCTATAACATGGGAGTGTATGCCCGTAAGTTTGATCCGGATAGGTGGGAAAATTTAGTTGATGAATATAATTATAAATATATGAGTAAGCCATTAGGCTCAAAAGAAGTTGAAAGTGTTAAGAAGTCTTTGGTTAAAAAAGATTATTTTTATAAATGCACACAGCAGCCTATTGTATCTTTTTGTAACAAGGCTCTGTGTCGTACTCGGAAGTACGGTATTGGAGGTGAAGATAGACAGATGCCTATTCTTAGTTCTTTAGCAAAATACGACACTGCTCCTCCTATCTGGTTCTTAAATGTAGATGGACAACGTCTTGAACTCGACACAGATGAAATACAAATGCAAACACGTTTTCAGAAAAAATGCATAGATGCTTTGAATCATATGCCTCCTAAAGTTAAGGATGAAGATTGGAGATTATTAATAAATGGTTTAATGGATGAAGTTACCGTAATTCCTTCGTCAGGAGATTCCGATCCCTTGGTGAGATTGCAGCGCTACCTTAAAGATTTTTGTACTAACCGAACACAAGGGAAAGTTATCGCCGATTTGAAACGTGGAGTACCTGTGGCAATTGAAGGAGAAATAATTTTTTTATTTGAAAACTTGTGGACCTATCTAACTAAGAAAAAATGGGATAGGTCAGAACGATGGACAGAAATGTCCCTCACGAATATAGGTGCTAAATCTAAAACTATTAGGATAGACCCTAAAACCACCCAACGTGTTCGGGTCATACAAATGACAAATATTGATCAATTAACAATTACTTTACCTAAATTTAAAGAGGAGGATAGTTTTTAAATATGACAAAAGGATCCGCTGTTGAGATTGATGGACATGTGTTTCGTTCTAGACTGGAAGCAATATGGTACAACTTTATAAAGACAATATTTAAATGCCCGGATCAGGAAGCTCGAGTACAGCCAGAACCACAGTTCGATAATAGTAACGGCTATGAGCCGGACCAACAAATTACTTATGGTTTTAGTAATACTATTATTACGGAAATTAAACCCTTCTCTGAAGCTAAGGATTTCAACGGTCAGGGCATACAGGAGCTAAAAGAGAAAATAAAAAAATCCCTCATCATGAACCACCTCAATGCAAAAAACTGGCCTTTTCTTATTTTAGGAGAACACCCTCTTATAATTACGCCCGGTAAACGCCTACTTGCAGGATATCAAGTTATATATGATGAGATGAAGTATCGTTTGAAGCCTGCGTATTGGGTAGTACCTAAAAAAGATTCCTCTCTCGTGGATTTACATGTTCCTACAGCCAATAAAGATCTCTCGCTCTTTTTCAAATTCAAAAATGATGAAGCATCTGTTGACACACCACCTCCCCACCTAATAAAAAAAATTAACACTAGGTGGAATGAAGCCCAGAATCACCCTGCAATAAGAAGCAACTCACCTTCTGCCAAAAAACCCTTACCTAAACATGGAGGGTTGTGCGGGGATTGTTTTTGCCGCTCAGTTGAGGATTGGAAAAAACAACTTGATATCCCTACAGTAGACTATAAGGTAAACCTTAAATACTGTTCTGTGTGTGGAAATATAAAACTATACAAAATTTCCCTGATGGGCACATTTATTTATTTGCGAGACCACAAAGCCCCCTCTGGTAGAGACCCTAGATTTGAAACAATAAAAGAAACGCACGACACATTGGGCTATGCAACTCCCGATAGCAGAAATCCAGCAATTAAAGCTCACTTTGCAAACTCTCATAATAAGAAGAAAAAAACATAACCTATGCAAACAATAATTTTAGGCCCACCTGGTACGGGGAAAACAACTCGACTCTTGCAATTAGTAGAACAATATTTAGAAAAAGGAGCTCTTCCAAAAGAGATTGGATATTTTGCATTTACTAAACGTGCAGCAAATGAAGCCATCAATCGTGCATGTGTTAAATTTAATTTTGAAAAAGATGAATTAAAATATTTCCAAACACTTCACTCTTTTGCTTTTCGCACATTAGGAATAAACAAAGATAAAGTCATGAACAATGGACACTACCGACATTTTGGAAAACTTATGGGAACTCAGGTTGAATATGCTTCACACCAATCCGAGGAAAGTGATTATTTTTCCTCTGATTCCGAATATTTAAGTATTATAGAATTAGCGAAAGCGAGAGGAGTGAGTACACGTGAACAATTTGATCAAAATGAACACGCGGGTGATGTTGAATGGCACTTATTGGAAGCAATTGATCGCGGCTTAAAGCAATACAAACTAGATTATGGACTCCTAGATTTTAGTGATATGCTCACGCAAGCCATTGAAAACGCTACATTTCCTCGGTTCAAAGTTATCTTCATCGATGAGGCACAAGACCTCAGTCACCTCCAATGGAAATTGGTTCAAAAACTTACTCAACATTCAGAAGATGTCTATATTGCAGGTGACGACGATCAAGCTATCTTTCGTTGGGCTGGTGCGGATGTCGAACATTTTAGAAAATTAAATGGTCACATCGAAGTTCTAAAAAAATCATACCGCGTACCACAAGTGGTTCACGAACTTTCACAAGTTATTGTTAATCGCATTGAAAAACGCAGACAAAAAGAATGGTTGCCTCATGATGAACTCGGTGCAATTTATTATTATAATAATCATGAAGAAATAGATATGAGCAAAGGACAGTGGCTTATTCTTGCACGCACAAATTATTTACTTGAACCTTTTCGTGATCGGTGTGAACAGGCAGGGTGGTTTTATCAATACCGTCATAACACTTCCGCCAATCCACAACTTCTAAAAGCAATTAGGAATTGGACCAAATGGAAACGTGGAGAGATTCGATTACCCTATTCAGATATTAATAGTATCTATAGTTATATGACTGTTGCAGGTGGAAAAATTAAACATGGGTATAAACAATTAAAAACAATGGATAAGGACAACGAATATAATTTTAAGGAATGTTTGAAGCATTATGGATTATTGACGCAAGAGGAATGGTATGAAGCGTTTGACAGTGTTACCGACAGGCAAAGTGAGTATATTCGCGCTATGCTTCGTAATGGTGAGGACTTGAAGCAAGCGCCAAGGATCACAATTTCTACAATTCATGCAGCAAAAGGTGGCGAATCAACAAATGTAGTTTTACTTCCTCAATTAACAATAATAACAGAAGAAGGGTTTCATAAAAACCCTGATGATGAACATCGCTTGTATTATGTTGGTGTTACGCGCACAAAAAAAACTTTACATATTGTAGAGCCGGAGAATCCTGAACGCACATACCATATATGAAATCACTTAAAAAACAAATCAAAGGAAATCACTACTTAAAATTTAAAATTCAACCTGCTGAATTTATTAATAAAAATGGTTTGCTATGGGCAGAAGGTAATGTTATAAAGTATGTATGTCGGCATCGCGACAAAGGACACGCAGCCGATATAAATAAAGCGATGCATTATTTAGAAATGATAAAGGAGAGAGACTATGACGAGTAGACAAATGCAATTTAAAAGTTTATTTTCCCCTCCTCCAGAATGGGTAGTCCCCGCTCAATTTCCAAACCTCACCAAAGAAGATACAATAGCCATTGACTTAGAAACATACGATCCTAACTTAAAGATCAAAGGCTCCGGTGCCATTATTCAAAAAGGACGCATCATTGGCATTGCTGTTGCATCAGAAAATTTTAAAGGCTATTACCCCGTGGGCCATGAAACAGGAAACGTGGACACTGAGCGTGCACGTGCATGGCTCCAAGCAATATTGAATTCCCCCGCAACGAAAGTTTTTCATAATGCGATGTATGATGTCTGCTGGCTCAAAGGATCAGGGTACAAGGTTCAAGGGCCAATCGTAGATACTATGATGGCCGCTTCTGTTATTGATGAGAACAGACGCAGTTATACACTTGATGCATTGGGAAGAGATTATCTTGGGAAAGGAAAAAATGAAAGCGGATTAGTTGAGGCCGGCAAAGAATGGGGCGTAAATCCTAAATCAGAGATGTATAAACTCCCCCCTCTTTACGTTGGGGGCTATGCGGAACAAGACGCAGATCTTACTTTTAAACTATGGAAACGATTACAAACAGAAATTAGTGCACAAGATCTCACCGACGTTTTCAAATTAGAAACCGATCTTTTCCCATGCCTCGTGGATATGCGTTTCCAAGGAGTTCGAGTTAATGAAGTGAAAGCCCATCAATTAAAACGATCCTTAGCTGCAAAAGAGGAAAAGATATTAGTAGCCATTAAAGGATTAACTGGACTGAATGTAGAGATATGGGCTGCACGTTCTATTGCCAAAGCATTCGATAAGCTTAAACTACCTTATGACAGAACAGAAAAATCAGAGGAACCCTCTTTCACCAAAGGCTTTCTTTCTAATCACCCCCATAAACTCGCACAACTTATTGTAGCAGCACGCGAGACTAATAAGGCCCACACTACTTTTATTGATACTATTCTTAAACATCATCACAATGGACGTATTCATGCAGACATTAATCAGCTACGCTCAGATGATGGTGGCACAGTCACGGGAAGATTTTCATATGCGAACCCCAATTTACAGCAGATTCCAGCCAGAAATAAAGACTTAGGGCCATTGATTCGGTCCTTATTTATTCCAGAAGAAGGATGTAAGTGGGCTGTTTTTGATTACAATCAGCAAGAGCCCAGACTAGTTGTACACTACGCATCCCTTCAAAGACTTGTGGGAGTGAGTGATGTTGTTGAAGCTTACCAAAGAGAAAATGTAGACTTTCACCAAATAGTGGCAGATATGGCTGATATTCCACGGGCACAAGCGAAAACTATTAACTTGGGATTATTTTATGGAATGGGGAAAGGAAAATTAGCAGCAGAACTTGGTATTGATAACGAACGAGCTGAAGAATTATTCAAACAATATCACGAGCGCGTACCATTTGTTAAACAACTAACATATGCAGTAGCAGACAGAGCCGAATCATCAGGAGTGATCAGGACTCTAGGTGGTCGCCGTTGTAGGTTTAACATGTGGCAGCCACGTTCTTTTGGAATGCATAAGCCTTTGCTCCATGAAGAAGCTCTTAAAGAGTATGGCCCAGGGATTAAACGTGCCTTTACCTACAAGGCTCTTAACAAACTTATCCAAGGATCAGCTGCCGACATGACTAAAAAATCTATGTTGGATCTTTATAAGGAAGGTATTGTTCCTCATATACAAATACACGATGAGTTAGACCTTTCACTTGAAAATGAATCCCAGGCAAAAAAGATTATTAATATTATGGAGAATGCGGTAGAATTAGAAATACCTAACAAAGTTGATTATGAATCCGGCGACAGCTGGGGAGATATGCATTGATGCGTGCCCACACACAATTATTTTTGATCTTGATAATATTATTTTATTGTCACGCCGCTGGTATTTTATGATTAAACTGCCAAAAAAGCGTAACCCTATTGCCAAGGCACTCATTGACTTTAAACACAAAGTGTATAAGGATAAAACTAAATATGACCGAAAAAAAGAAAATAACCAGTCTGACAGCTGACGAAAAGAAGCAGTTGTTAATAGACAGATTCTTAGGATATGGTGATGATACGCACACATACACTAAGTCTCTGGTCGTAGGGGACTGCCCGAAGTGTAAGGAGAGAACCAACTTGGTTCAGCTTCCTGAGAAAGCTCCGGCTGTTCTCTTTCAATGTACACTCTGTGGAGGGTTACTTGAACAAAAGAAAAATGGAAAAATCACGTATGATGTTATTGGGGAAGCACATGTTTCTATTAACAAGAATGCACCACCAGACTATCTATATTTAAATGAGCCGGAAGAAATTTAGAAAAGATATAATTGTAGCCCATAGACCAACAGTAAAGAAGACAAGCATAGGACAGTCTACAAACACTTCATTATGTATGATGAACAAAAAGAAACGACATAGCTGGAAGGCTTACCACAGGCAGGGACGATGATACAACCAACACTCTTATTTAAAGTTGAAGGCTACGCCTTTAAGAATGGAGAAGCAGAAACGCACAGGGAATCCCTGAGTGCATTCCTGCGTGAGATCCGAGAAAGTTCAGCACGTGGGTACGATGCCATTGATTCACACACATCACCGGAAATTAAAGCGAATCTTTATGAGAGTGATTTTGGTCTTTTTAAAAAGGAACATGCAGGACTGGATCAATTAAAAAGATTTATTGCAGGCTGTATGCTTAAAGTAGCTAAATATAATAACCCGGCTGTTGATGAGAAAAAACTTGATCTTAATTTTTTAGAGAGCTGGTTTCATATTACCCGTAGCGGAGGCTATCATGGACCACACCGTCACCCTAACTGTGCGTGGGGTGGACTCTATTACGTGGATGTAGGGGATTCGACCAAGGACAACGGATCTAACACCTTCTATAATCCACAAGAGGCTCTGTGTACAGATGTAGCCTCACAGTCACATACAGCAACCAGCATTACACCCCAGAACGATCATTTGTTTATATTCCCCTCATACCTCTTGCATGATGCAAAAGTGTATCAAGGCACAAAAGAGCGCATTGTAATTTCTTTTAATGCTCTCTTAACAGAAAAAGAGTAGTCCCCGGGGGAGGAGACTACTCATAAGAAAGGAAGTAGAATATTATGTGTTTATTTTTAAAGGATTATTTTATTTTGTCAAGAGGCTTGACTATCCTACAAAAAAGTATATATTAGTGCAATGGATAATGATAATAAAGGCCATACTCTCGCTCACGATGTCCAAGAATTAAAGCTAGAAATGATGGCTTTAAAGGCTGAATTAAAGAAAGAAAAAGAACTGACTACACGAATTGGTCTTTTATTGATGGATCTTAAAAGGACAGTCGAGAGTGCATTAACAACAATAACCAAACATTAAGGAGGTATACAGGGTGACAGATATTAATCTATATAAGAATATTACAATTTCTAAGAATGCGTATAAGAAGTTAAATATTTTGACAGAAAATATTCTACCACATACACGTTTGTCCAAGAGCAAAACGGTAGAATCGCTGATTGATGACAAGTTTGCGAAACTTAAAAAGTCTAGGAAACTCAAAGTCAACGGCGGTGCATAGTGGAAGAATGGACATTGCAAGATTTACAAACAATTGTAAGATTGTTAAAGTGGTGTCACGGAACAATAGGCCATTACGATATGATGGAGTGTGAAAAATTAATTATTAAAGCTGAGCGGATGCTCGAGCAAAGGAGAAGAAATGTCTGACCAGAAAAAAAGTCTTAACGTAGGACTCCATATGGTTAAACCATTTGGGCCTGTTGTGATGCAGGTGAAGATGGAACCCGAGTATGTTGACTGGATTAATAAGTACCATGACACCGTGCGTGCAGATAAAATTAAAAATAAAGAACTTGATTACTCTCATGCGTTAGTTGGCAATGTCGAAAAAGAAATAGAAATTCCAGGAAAAAATTTAACAGAAGTGATGCCGGGAGGTAAGTTACCTTCACTCGCTGAATATCTCAGCAAGTTAACTGAACAATACATTCAGCGTGTTGATAAAATGCAAACCCAGGATCCCGTCTCAAGTCTTACCAATCAAAGCCATGTTCCATTTGAGAAAGGAATTAAAACCGGTGGACCTAAAGAACTTCAACTTGTTACTGTAATGTCCGCATGGACCGTTGCGCAATACAAAGGAGATTATAATCCTGTGCATAAACATCATGGCACCGTCTCGTGTGTGACCTGGACCAAGGTTCCCGAGTGTATTGAAAAAGGAAATGAACGTGATGAAGCTGGTTTTTTTGTACTCATGGATGGATTCAGATCGAATCTATGTGCAAATCTTTATGCCATCAAACCACAAGTGGGACTGATGTTATTCTTTCCCAGTTGGTTACACCATGCAGTCTATCCGTTCCGCGGGGAAGGAGAGCGGCGCTCGTTTTCAGCCAATCTCTTAGCCGTTCCCAAAGAAGAGAAAGACCTACTCAATCTAGGGGTCTTTATTTTAGACAAGAAAACATTAGAAGAACACGTAGCAAAGAAAAAAAGAAGAGAGGAAGAAAATGCACCCAAGAGTTAAACGCTTGGCTTTAATTTATCCACGCGTTAAACTAGAACCTTTAGAGGGATTAGACGAAGCTGTTATTGGAATAGCTGAACGTCAAGATTTTACTCCTACCCTCTGTTACTCGGTCGAGAAGGCAGCTAAAATTATTGAAGCCAACTCACCACCTGATATGACATATGAGAAAGCTATCCAGTTTATTAAAAAAAACTACATGGCAGACTTTAGAGGACCTCAGAGTCCTGTCTGGGTAACGGAGTTCAAACATGATTAAAGAAGCACTCGTTAGTTTTTGTCTTACCTTTGCTCCCGTTGAGCACACCAGTGTTCCCTCCGAACATCAACTCATCTTTGATATCGCCAAATGTGTTAAACAATACAATGAATACTCCAACACACTTGACTTTCCGGTGGTTCTAGCTGCAGCACAAGCCATGCATGAATCGAACTGGGGGTTGTCGCGCTTTGCACGGGAAGGAAATAATTATTATGGAATCAAGACTTGGGATCTTACACGGCCTCACATAAAAGTTCAAGGAATGGAAGATGCAAACTTTGGAATGCGTGCATATCCTAATTTGTGTTTCTCTGTTGCCGATTACATGGAACTTCTTTTAACATCTAAAACTTATACCTACTTTCGTGAAGTCTTAGCGCGTGGTGACTATACATGGGAAGAATTACTCGAAGGCTTAGATGACTATGCAACGGATGCGGAGTATCGCAAGAAAGTAATTAAGATGATTTATAGAATACAGGAGATTATGGATCTTGCATATGGCTAAACCTCCTAAAATAGAATTCGTTGGACCTTATGATTTCTCACCATCCTATGCGGTGCCTGATGATTTCTCACAATACCGCTTAGCGGGTATGGAAGAGAAGTATCAACTGGCTGGCATGCGTATGCTGGAACTGGGATTCCAGGATGAAGCAGAAATGTTTTATAAAAAAGCCCATGACTTAAACCCTAAAGCCTTTGCACCCGCCCTTAATCTTGGAATCATTGCAGGCAAGAAAGGCAAGTATGTGGAGGCATTTAAATTTTTAAATGTTGCCAAGCTGATTGATCCTCTCCGTCCAGAGGTGCTGGCTAATATTGCAGACATCTATATGCAACAGAACAAAAATGATAAGGCTTTATATTTTTATGAAAAGTGCTTAGAGATTAAACCTAATTTCTATGTCCTTCGATCTTATTATGCTCTTTGTCTCTTAAAAGTAGGTCGATTTGAAGAAGGCTGGGAGCAGTACGAGATCCAGCGTGATGTCGAAGAGCGCCCTTATACGTCGCCCTATTGGACTGGACAAAGGCTCAAGAACAAAACGATCATTGTCTATTGTGAAGGAGGCTTTGGTGACTCGGTCATGATGGCGCGCTACTTACCAAGGCTCAAGGACCAAGGCTGTAAGATTCTCTTATGTGCATTTCAAAAGGAAATGCAGTTTGGGAAGCTCTTAACTGAGTGTGGTGCATATAGTATTCACTATGCAGACGAACCTATCCCACCCCATGATTATCATTGTGGGCTTTTGTCCCTACCACACCGTTTTCCTTCCCCTACACCTCCCACTCCCATTAATTTTATTAAGGTGAGTGATAGTTGTCGTAAGAAATGGGAGAAGCTTCTGGTTGATGTAGACTATCGTAACTTTATTAAGGTTGGACTCTGTTGGGCTGGTAATCCTGCCCATCGCATGGATAACAAGCGCTCTCTTGCGTTCTCTCAGCTCGAACCCCTCCTCGATATTCCTCATGTTAAATTTGTCTCGTTACAAAAAGGAGTCGCTGCTAATGACTGTAAAGGAACAGTCGTTCATAATTTTTCTAAAGATATGAAAACATTTGAAGATACAGCGGCCATTATTGAAAAGCTCGATCTCGTCATCTCGGTCGATACCGCACCTGTCCACGTCGCAGGGACCATGGGAAAGCCCGTATGGATGCTCTCCTATTTTCCTGGCGACTGGCGGTGGGGTACGAAGGGTACCAAGGGATACTGGTATGACAGTGTAAAGGTTCTACGTAAATGGACCATGAAACAAATAAAGGAGGATTTAAAGACTTATGACATTAAAGGAAATTAGTGATCTTTTCCCCGACCATGAATGGCTCACAACAGATGGCTTTGATGATTGTGTAATGGGTGTAGTCTATTCATTTAGTGGTGAACCTATCCTTGCTTATGATTATCATAAAGTTATTAAAAAACTTATGAAGGATATGAGTGAAGAAGACGCGATTGAACATTTTAATTTTCATATTGTGGGGTCTTATGTAGGCAAGAGCACTCCTGTATACATTCAAACATGAAAACATTTAATACATTAGTCAATGAGACCCGTATCTTTCACACCATCTACGATGGGTACAAGACTTTAAACCCACGACTTCAAGCAGAGATTATGCAGTACAAACGGGAACACCCCGAGTCTCTTCCAGGATCTAATCATGGCTGCTGGAGAGGTCTGTTTAAATCACAACACGAAGAGCAACTCTTGCATCTTATTTTATCCGTTCTTAATGAATGGTCGAAGTTTTATTTTGGAGATAAGAAGATGGAAGCTGTCATTAAGTACTGGTTTAACGTCAATGACCCCGGTTCGTATAACATGCTTCATCATCATGTCATGTCGGGCGCCATTTTATCAGGTGTCTATTACATCCAAGCAGAAGATACCGGTAACCTTCATCTTGGAACCATTAACCAATGGACACGCCAAGTTAAACCACCACTGCCGTTCCATGATCTGGTGGATCATAAGCCACGCGATGGGGAACTTATGTTGTTTCCTTCTCATTTACTCCACGATGTTGGTCCTAATAACTCTGTCCGTCATCGTATTAATATGGCTTTTAATGTTGAATTCCCCAAGGAGACACCTTAATGCCAAAAGGAGTCATGAACAGTTTTCAACGCCACTTTAAAGTGAAGAGGGTTGATTGTACTATACGAAAATGTCTTACCTGTGGAAATCCTTTCCACTCGGTTAGTCGCTTTAATAGGATGTGTTATCCATGCAAAAAGAGAATATGATTTTTTGTTATCATTGTTTCAGTTGGGTTAAAGGGATCTTTACCCAAGGGCACCTTCAATGTGAGCGCTGTACGCAGGTGCTAGAGCCATGCTGTGGAGGTAAACGTGCAGTATAGACCCCTTCCCCCTAACCTTACTATTAAGCGCTCTAAGTTGCATGGTCTAGGGCTGTTTGCGTTAGAAGATATTGCTAAAGGCGAAGATCTTGGAATTATTCATATCAAGGCTGACTTGGGACTAGCTACAGGCTTTGATAAGGGTGTTATCCGCACCCCCTTGGGTGGATTTATTAATCATTCGGATACCCCCAATTGTTCTAAGCGTCTGTGTTACACGGCCTATAATGGAGATCCCACGCTCATTTATTATTTGCACACAGATAGAAAAATTGAGAAAGAAGAAGAACTTACGGTTAAATATACATTGTATAAAATAAAATGGCAAAAAGAATAATTACAGAAAAAGATGAAGCGTACATGATCAAGCGTCGTGCAGAAGGTGCATCTTATCACACAATTGAAAAAGAGCTTAAAGCTGATCCAGAGCTTACCTCTCTCGATCATTCAACAGTGCATAGGCATGTAGTTCCTGGGGCGAGGGAAAAACATGCTGCAGCCGTTAAAAAAAGTAAGAGTACAGAAAAAGGGGCTCTTATGCAGATATGGACCCACATGAAGAAGAGTGAATATGAAGTTGAGATGACAAAAGAGCAATTTGTGAATGCATGGGAAGAGCAGAAAAAGGAAACGGGTTATGCGTGTCGTCTTGGGGGAGGCACAATGGATTTTAAACAGACTACCCACAAGGAAAGACATCTTTCAAATAGAATCAGTGCTGATCGGATTGATAACACGAAAGGATATACAGTCGAGAATATATGGTTTGTTACGACAAAAGAGAATTTAAAAAAAGGTAGCTGTACTCTGCGTATCATGGAGCTTAACTTGGAGGAGAAAAAGAAGCGTGAAGCTAAACTTAATTAGTCCATACGTCTATTGGTTGATGCATAAAATCACGACAAGAAGGTATGTCGGTTCACGCCGGGCGAATGAGTGTCCTCCTTTACAGGACATTGGTAAAGTCTATTTCTCGAGCGGTCCTTTTGAGAAAGATAGCAAGTATGAAAAATCTTTTAAAAAAAATCCTGATGACTACATCATAAAAATTCTTATGACGGGAACTGAAGAAGAGGTACTGAAAGAGGAAAAACGTCATCTTGATGGGTATGCTGTAGAGAGTAATCGCTATGTGAATAAATGTGGATCATGGCCTCCTCCCCCCATGTTCGGAGAGGATAATCCTGCAAAAAGGCCGGAAGTGAGAAGAAAAATAGGTGAAGCTATGAGCGGAGAAAAGAATCATAATTATGGAAAAACGAAGTCTGCAGAGACAAAAAGAAAAATGGGTGAAGCTCATAAAGGGAAAATAATTTCTGCAGAAACAAGAAGAAAAATAGGTGAAGCTATGAAAGGCGTAAAGAAGTCTGCAGAGACAAAAAGAAAAATGGGTGAAGCTAAGGAAGGAGAAAAGAATCCTAATTATGGAAAAACCTTTTCTACAGAAACAAGAAGAAAAATGGCAGAAGCTGGGAAAAGAAGACCGCCACCCTCTGCAGAAACAAGAAGAAAATTTTCTATTAATAATCCAATGAAAAGACCGGAAGTGGTGAGAAAAATGGTAGAAACAAAACGGAGGAATCGTGAAACTTAACCTAGACAAATTTAACTATGGTCAGTGGTCCGTGAGGGATGAGGCTTTGCCTTCTGTAACGCGGATCTTGTCCGGGACTAAGGATGATAGTGGTCTTGAGACATGGAGAAAGAGAGTAGGCGAGGAGGAGGCCAAGCGGATCATGGAGGAGAGTGCTAATAGGGGGAAGGCTATGCACAAGATGATTGAGGCAAGGCTCAAGGGCCATGGTTATGAGGATCTAACGCCCGTGGGCCAAGAAGCAAGGCCCATGGCTGGTCGGATCTTAGATATCGGTTTAACGCCCTTAGAGGAGATCTGGGGACTTGAATCACATCTGGTGTACCCAGATCTTTATCATGGCTATTCAGACCTTTTAGGGATTTATAATGGTAAAGAGACGGTTATAGACTTTAAGCAAGCAAATCGGCCCAAGAAGCTTGAATGGGTTGAGGATTACTATCTACAAGCTGCAGCCTACGCTATGGCACATGACCACAATTTCAACACACATATAGAACAAGCCGTAATTCTGGTCTGTACCAAAGACCTACTTCTACAGACCTTTAAGATTGAAGGGGCCGGTCTGGGCTGGGCCAAGCATGCCTTTTTGGAAAGACTAGGGGCTCATGAAAAAAACCCTATATAGTGATATCTACGGGTAACTTAAAAAATATTTTTATTATGAATATGCCATATTTATCTGTCACACGGTAACAAGTGAGGAATATCAAGGGTTATATCTGTGACAGGTGTTATAGGAAATAATTTATCTGTAACAAGTAAATAATATCAGTACCTTACACTTGCAATTGTACACCAAATATAACTTTTGTTTTATGAAAATATAGTTTACTCTGAAATATCACTATATAGGGAATTTTAAAATGACTGAAAAACCGAAACACAAAACGAGAATACCATTTAAGAAGATTAAAGTTGGCTATCAAGATGTTAATGTTGAAGTAGTACCAACCATGTTTCATAAGGACGCATTGTATGGTGAGTACGATAACCGCAAGAATAAGATTGAGGTTAATGCTGAGTTAAGTGAACCGGAAGCTGCCAATACTTTGTTTCATGAAGTAGGGCATGCATGTATGTGGATTGGAGGTCTGAGTGCCGGTGATAAACCTATCCTAGATGACACGAAAGAAGAACAGGTTGTTAATATCTTTTCTAACATGATGTTAGGTGTTATTAAGGATAACCCTAGCTTCTTACCATGGTTAAACGCACAGGTGCATGGCACAGAAAAAACAATTCAGTGCTTGCAAAGCGGGGCTAAAGCGCGTAAAAGAAAAAAGATTAAACGTAGGAAATAAACATGGAAAAAATATTAGAACTTATAGCTCAAGCCAAAGGACTGTGGGATGACAAGACATATCGCAAGATTATTATTGGTGTGGTAATTGTTTTGGTAATTTTGATAGCGGTCTTTTAAGTCGCTTTTTCTTCATCTCTTTTTTAATTTGTTTGACAGGTATTCCCTGAAGAATAACACTATGATCATCAATGATCTGTTGCATCTTTGACTCTAGTTCTTGTTGTGTCATATCCTCGAGCTTACCGGTACGAATAATCTTTTGTTCAATATAAAGTCCAGCAGCCTTTCCTCGTGCTACTTCTGCATTAACAGCAGCGGACCATGCTTTAGAGTCTAAGGCTTTATCCCTAATACGCGCAAGCTTTGATATGTGTCTGTCAAAATCAATAGCATATTTTTTGTGTACTTCTTCTCTAAGATCTCCTGCATACTTTACAACGAGAGGATATATTTTTGGGTTACGTAGTTCTGATGCCCTAACAGATGCAGAACCTTTGTCATAGCCTGCCTCGACAGCACATTCTGTAGGTGTCTTTTCACCCTCACTGTGTACTAACAGTTGGGCAAATTTCATTTGTTTTTCTGTAAGTCTTTTTGGAATTCCCATATATCTCCTTATAGTAATGCCGACCACGTCGTGGACGAAATGGCCGGCATTTGTGGTACTCTTCTATAACGAGTAAATACTACTTGACATTACGCCCTAAGTCAACTATATATTTTATATTGGCTCTGCAGACGTCGCGAAGTCAATAATCCTTCCCGGGCGACGGAGTTATTCGGATAAGTCCTTGGAAGGTAGCTAGATAGAATCGCGTTTAACATTGGATACGCGTATGGTTACATAAAAATCCAATGCAACTAAATCATACGAGGTAAAATACGATGAATACAGGTAAACATTCTGAAGAAACAAGAAGAAAAATGTCTGAAGCTATTAGAAGAAGAACCCTCTCTCCAGAACATAAAAGAAAACTGTCTGAAGCTTGGAAAGGGGCAAGACTTTCCGCGGAAACAAGGAGAAAAATGTCTGAAGCTTTGAGTTTGAGAAAGAAATGGATTACAAACTAAAATGCCAACAGCTATTAGATACCATCAGGGAACTGCGTATCGAGATTAATAATTTGAAACAGATTAATCAAGATCACCAACGCATTAATGGGCGTCTCCGTATTCGTCTAAATGAGATGGTTGTTAAAGGGAAGTCTAAATTTAAATTTGAGATTCCAGTCCAATCTGGGGATGAAGCAACAAAAGAAATTGTAAAGGTTGTCACGCAAGCGTTAGAGCAATATGTTCAAACAAAGAATCTGAACAAACTTCATGAAGGAATTAATGACTGGGTTCGTTTACATGAGGAGGACACCAATGGCAAAACTTGAACGTGCAGAAGATCTGAAAAAAGCAATTAATAAAATAAATGATCTTACAAAGATCGAAGTCAAGATTACTAATAAAGTAGATAATGTGGTTAAGGTTTATGAAGGAGAGTATGTTGGCTTAGCTGATGCTGAAGGTGCTGATTCAAAAGCGGAGCTCACGTTTCGTTTAGGTAAGCTTATAGGTACTGTTGAGACTACTCCTTTCCGAAAGAACAAGCCGGGTGAACGTCCTAAAATCATATAATTATTTGCTATATATTGGGTTGATATAGTATGGTTAGATATTATGGTTAAAAATTAACCATACTTATTACCTGTAATTATTATGGACAGTTTTTACACATGACTTACTCTAAAAAATTGGAATCATCATTTGGTTACGACGTACGAAAAAACCTCCCTGGAATTCTGTTTTATCGCATTGAAAATATGGCAGTTCCCGGACTTCCTGACTTGTTGTGTGCCCACCCTAACCGCGGATTCTTCACATTGGAGCTAAAAGTCACACGGAGTAAAAAAGTTGACTTTTCCCCACACCAAATTGCCTTCCATAAGACCTGTCCTGGCCCCACGTTTATTCTTATTAAGGCCCTTGGTCAAAGTGCCTTAATACTTTATCAGGGGATAAAGATCCAAGAGCTTTTAGACAAGGGCCTTGACGCTTTGCCCTTGATCCAAGGTCCTATGGACCCTTACACATGGTCCAAGATTCATGATTCATTGATCAAACTAGAACCGACAGTTTAGGTTCGCTTGCGCTTGCGCTTGACCCAGCTTGAGCTTGCGCTTTTTCCAGCTTGCGCTTGTCTCAGCTTGCGCTTGCGCTTGCGCTTGGGCCTTGAGTCATGGAGAAGGACCCAGGAACCGGGTTCCTGGGCTATGGGATCATCGTTAATGCTCATGGTAACTTACAGACCGGACCGTCTTATCCCAGCAGGCGCGGCAATCGCCGCAATAGTTTTTTTGCTTCGGGGCTGGACATTCCCAGCCGCCAGGAGGGAGCGCCCACAGCGCCGTTATGACTGTGGACGTATTATGAAAGTTTGGAGCGCGGCCGTTGACCTTGGACCCTGACACACGGACCACGAGATTGTCTGGAGTGGAAATTCCAGCGACGAATTCGCGCTCTTGTGTTGGCAGCCAGAACTTAAAATCAGGCAGCGCTTTTGCAATAGCAATAATTTTTAAAAAATGCGCCCGGCTTTGTACGTCCCCTGAATCGTGCCACCTAAAATATTTTGGCCGCTTAAGCTTAGAGGTTAACAGCGGGATATATTCCACCATTGCATCCACCCATTCATCGGAGTCAATCGCCTTGAGCCTTGCAGCTTGGGCCATGGCTACGGACGGGTATTGATAATTACCCTTTAATGCATAACAGTTAAAGCACGGGGTACCTTCGATCTTGGCCAGTTTGGCCCCGGTCTTGCAATGAATGGCGGGAAGACCATAGCTTAGGCCCGGCATCTTTGAAGGTTTTCCCAGGCCACCGGTTAATTCTTTTAAACGTTTCTGTGTCGTCATCATAGTATCCTATATTATCCTAGAGTCAATGTCAAGCTTGAGCTTGCGCTTTTTACAGCTTGAGCTTGAGCTTGTCCCTGTCCGGGCCTTGCGGCCCGGATCTTGGTTAGTGGATCTCAGGGTCAAGGCTGCTCTTCTCATCCTGGGCCCGGGCGATGCTGCGCATTTCGCGTCGCGCTCGCATTTCATCGTGCTTCGTGTCCAGCAGTAGGTCGAGCTCCCCGCGGAATTCGTCCGAGATGTGTGCCTTTATCATAAAGTTTTGGAATCTGTGGCTCTGGACCCGGTGCTCCAGGTCCCAGAACGACTCGAACTTTCCGAGCACAGCCAAAACTCTTTTTTCTGATGGTGTCATAATCTTCCTCCTTTTATCCCATAATATCCCATATGTATCCTCCGGTCAAGAAATATCTTTTAGAATGGTTCTAAGAACCATTCTAAACTGCTTGAGCTTGCGCCTGCTTGAGCTTGAGCTTGAGCCTGCTTCAGCTGCACCGGCCCCTGGTCCTTGGGCCAAGGTCATAGATTAAATGTTAGAATTTCTCTTTCCATATCTTCGATGGTATCCACGATCTTATCGAATGAGTTGCAGGTGCATACCATTGGGCTGCCTCCTTTGCAGGGGTTAAGCTTGCTCCCGCGTAGCTCTATAACCTTTTCTTTGATCTTGTTAAATTCTTTTTTTAGTTCTAGTTCTTCTTCCATCATTCCTCCTTTCTCAGACTAGTAGTTGCGGTACCTTAGATTGCCTGCACGTGCATCTACTAGTCAGAGAATTTCAGCGAATTTCAAACCCACCTGATTGGGCACAAAACTCACCGAACTCTTTTACATTTTCCCAGCTAAACGGATAGCTGGTTTCTCTATATTGCAAATCAAATATAAGGGTTGCCCATTTCTTGTAAGCATCTTCGTCCAGTTTTTCCAAGTCTGCTGGTGTAAAGTTCTTTTTATCAGGATACATTGGCTCAATAATTTCATCAAAATACAATTGCCCTGCTTTGATAAGAAGCTTGTTAAATTTCTTCTTCGGCTTTATGTCTTTATCATACTCTTCCTGTTTTCTTTTTGCTTCGTCAAGAACTTCTTTGGTCAGTATGCGTTTAGAAATGTCAATGGCTAACTCTTGGTCAACCTCTCCATCATTTCCATGTCCTTTAGCGTATAGCTCTTGGTTAATCAGGTCGTTACATTTCTCATTGACAAACTTCCACATTGGTCGCCAGTACCACCAGCTATTTCTAAAATACACACCTTTGTTCTCTTGTTGGTATTTCTCCCTAGCGTCCCAATAGGCGTGTTGGTCTTTCTCCGTAAGTTTACTAAAGTCTTTTGGTTCTTTTGGTTTACTTGAACCTTCTTTTATAACTGGGTTAAACCCATAACAATCTACTCCCATAATATTTCTCCTTTATTTAATTAATGTTAAAAGTATATCCTACACTATCCTATACCCATGTCAACTATTATCTTTTAGAATGATTCTAAAGTGCTTGAGCTTGCTTTAGAATCATTCTACCCAGTATGCTCCACAATGTCGTACAGCCATCCATTGGGGAGCCCATCAATATGATCCACAACACCGTTGTACACATGTACTGTTAGAGTGCTTGAGCTTGAGCCTGTTTTAGATGGGGCATTTAGGGAAGCACATGTTTCTATTAACGGGACGGATACTATGTCATGAATAGTTAAATATTCTTGCATAAGTCTGACCGCCTCTAATCTATCCGTTTGACATGGCACACCGGTGTCATTCCTATTCCACAGACAGGCTCGGATTCTTACTCCGAGCTTGGCTAATTTTTCTAAGTCTTTATCGGTTAATACATTCTTGCTCATTATTTCTTTTCTTCATTGACTCTATTTTTAATTTTTTCTTCTATAATTTCGTTAAGCTCTTTGTCTTGTAGCTTTATCGGTATGGTTAGTATGTCATGGACCAGTAAATATTCCTGCATAAGTTTAATCGATTCAAGTCTATCTGTTCGACATGGCACACCTGTATCATTAATATTGCAACTGAGACACGCTCGGATTTTTACTCCGAGCTTCTCTAATTTTTTTAAGTCGTTATCGGTTAGTACGTTCTCGCTCATATTTGTTTACCTCTCTAATTAAATATGCTAGTGGCATAACTACAATTAAGAATGAAAAAATATTTAACAGTGTCATTATTTCTCTCCAAATTGGTTTTTGACCAAAAAATCTCCGTTCAATTCTTTCATTAATTTTTTTAACGTGTCCTCTATACTTGTCGCCTCTTGCACAATTTCTTTAATTGGTTTTAATTTTCTTTCCTCAAGTACGCCATGATCCGTGTATAAATAAAAATTCTCTTTACTTTCTTTTCCACGAATTGCAAAAATATTTTCAACACACGCTGACGCATATTTTTCTGTAACTGGATTTTTAATAATAATTGTATTTGGGTGTTCTGATATTTCTGCTATTCCATTTCTTACACAAAACTTGCCAGACTTTGATATAAATGTCATAGTAACTGGTTTGTTATGTATTTTATTTTCTAATTCAATTTTATCCATAATATCTCCTTTATTTAATTAATAATATATCCTACAGCATCTGGGATATAAAGTCAAGTCTTTTTTTCTACATTCTCCCAGATTTCTGTTAAGATAGCCTTTGGCACTTGGTCGCTGTATTTCTTTATCAACTGCTCAAGGGTCATAGTTTTATTATCACAAATCTCTTGTTCTAATTCTTCTTGTAGTCCAATTAGATGATCTTTTAATCTTGACATAATATCTCCTTTATTTAATTAATAGTCTATCCTACACCCTATGGGAGATAATGTCAAGCACTATCTTTTAGAATCATTCTAAAAGAAAAGCCTTGACTTTAAATCTAGGATAGTATAGGATTAGTTATTAACTTAATAAAGGAGGAACTATGGTTAAACATAAAATATTTGAAGGCGCAAGTGAGAAGGCACACAATTTTTACAAGGGTTGGAATCAAAGAATGCCAGACCATTTGAGCATGGATGTATTATTGTGCTGCATGTTTGTGCATCACGGCAAGGATGCGGAGGATAGGTTAAGGCGCTTTGAGCAGTGCCGAAAAGATTTGACCCAGGATGAGGCTTTGTGGGTTATGTCTCTTTTAATGTTAGAGAAGGTGATTAACTTGGCATCGGAAAGTGATGAGGCGAAAACCTTTTATGAGCAAATTAAGGATGTAGGTAAAGAAACAAAACATTAATTGTTCTTGACTTTAGATGTAGGATAGTGTAGGATTAAGACATAACTAAATAAAGGAGGAATACGTTATGGAAGCAATAATAATATTAGTAAGTATACCAATATTGATTCTTATATTGTGTATCTTTTTATGGAGGACTTATTAATGATGTTAGATAATGAAGATGAGATTAAAGTATTTGGATATTGTCAGTTGGTTCATGCATTATTAATGGAACAGAAGCTAAGAAAAAGTTTTCCGGGTGCTGTGATGACCAGGAAAGCTAATCCATATATAATTTTAAAAAGACAATATGGATTTAAAGGAAACAGAGACAAGGTATTAAAAGAGGCGTTAGACATTCTTGAAACGGTTATTGCGCCGCGATATCCTAAAGTAGTGAAAGGTTTCGCTAGTACATTGGCCCGATAGTTTCCTCAACGCTCGGGTGGGAGTGCAATTAATCGAGCCTTGACCCACTCATCAAGGCTCAAGAAAGGAGGAATGATGGTTAAAGTTTTACCTGTTGGAGAAAAGGACGGCGTTATTCATCGTGTTGATAATTGGTTATATCGATTGGACGACATACAAGAGGCGATGGGTGCTATCGGTTTATCAGAGCATAACGAAAAGCTTTTTGATGAGTTGGTTGGTTTCCCTAATAAGGAGAATAAAACTATTGGGGTATTTATGCCTCAAGAAAAGGCTTGACTTTAGATGTAGGATAGTGTAGGATTAGTTATTAAATAAAGGAGGAATTATGACACTAAAACAATTTAGAGGCGCAACAAGCGGCAAGCTAAGAACCTCAGTAGAATGGAAAGGGAAGAGATACCTACTGCCATTCAACGGTGCAAACTATGGGGGAGAAAACTATGACCTATTGGAGACTGTTCAGAATCCATATAGCGGGGAATCTGTTTCACTCCCGTATTTCGCAGTAGCAGTCTATGACATCATCAAGAAGGCAGAGGAGAAGGAAGACTGGACCAAACTTCGCAAGGGATTAGATTGGTTTCAACAACACTTTGTTAAAGAGTACATGGTCCTATTAGATTAGGACGATGGCTGCCGCGGGTTGGCTTTATTCATTGTGCCTTCTCCGCCCGCGGCAGAAGGTCCCTAGACCAAGCCCAAATTAGAATGGATACAAAGAGGGGGACCCCCCTTTTTTCAAAGAAGGTTCCTTTTCTTTACCCTTTATTCTTTGATTTGCACAGTTTTATGGGTTATAAAGTTATCATGAACCTACAAAATATGTCACTGTCGGAATTAAAAAAATTACCGCTTGATGTGCGTAAGTCGTATATGCAGTATTGGATCCGGCATCAAGAAGTTACAAAACAAAATAATGCAAAAAATAATTTTTTAGATTTTGTAAAAATGATGTGGCCAGAATTTATTCAAGGTCATCACCACAAGATTGTTGCAAAGAAGTTTGAAGCCTTGGCCCGTGGTCAAATAAAACGGTTGATTGTCAACATGCCCCCGCGTCATACTAAATCAGAATTTGCATCCTTTCTCTTACCTTCATGGTGGATGGGCCGTGATCCACGGTCCAAGATCATTCAAACAACACACACAGGAGAGTTAGCAGTGCGCTTTGGGAGAAAAGCAAAGAACCTGATTGATTCACCTGAGTACCAACAAATTTTTAAAACGAGACTCCAAGAAGATTCAAAAGCCGCTGGTCGTTGGGAGACGGCTCAAGGTGGTGAGTATTACGCAGCTGGTGTGGGTGGTGCCATTACCGGTCGTGGTGCAGATCTTTTAATTATTGATGATCCGCATTCAGAACAAGACGCGCTGAGCCCTTCAGCACTAGAGAGGGCATACGAGTGGTATACATCGGGACCCCGTCAGCGTCTCCAACCCGGTGGGGCAATCGTGCTCGTGATGACCCGTTGGTCCGTCAAGGATTTAACCGGACTCCTCCTTCGTTCCCAAAAGGAAGCGAAGGCGGACCAATGGGACGTGATCGAATTCCCTGCCATCTTGCCGAGCAAGAAAAGTCTGTGGCCACAATATTGGAAAGTGGATGAACTGGAAAAACAAAAAGCAACGTTGCCTGTATCGAAATGGAATGCGCAATGGATGCAGAACCCCACCGCCGAGGAAGGGGCCATCATCAAGAGAGAGTGGTGGCAGAAGTGGAGCGGGAAGGTTCCTAAACTCCACCATGTCATACAAAGTTATGACACGGCATTTTTGAAAAAAGAAACGGCTGATTTTTCAGCCATCACCACCTGGGGTGTTTTCTACCCGGACCAAGACTCAAAGACCACCGCGCTTATCTTAGTCGATGCAGAGAAAGGACGCTGGGAATTCCCAGAATTAAGGCGTAAAGCTTTAGCCTTATATAAATTTTGGTCGCCTGAATCAGTTGTGGTTGAAGCAAAAGCTTCAGGCCTCCCCTTAACGCATGAACTCAGACAAATGGGAATTCCTGTTTTAAACTTTACACCGAGCCGTGGAAATGATAAACATGCAAGAGTAAACGCTGTGGCACCTTTGTTTGAAAGTAAATTGATCTGGGCGCCCGACGATAAGTTTGCACAGGAGGTCATCGAGGAATGCGCGGCATTTCCTTATGGTGACAATGACGATTTGGTTGACTCCATGACCCAAGCGGTCATGCGGTTTCGCCAAGGCGGCCTGCTTACTCATCCAGAAGATTATAAGGATGAGCCTATTTATCATAAAAAATATGAGTATTACTAATGTCAATATGGAAAGTAGCAGCACTAGAACTTGCAAAGATTGCACAGAAGGCAGATAACGTTGCCGACTTTATTAAACGGGGTGGAAAGTTTGTTCGCGATCACATTGGATATAAAAATCCTGGGTCACAGCGACTGACGAAAGAGATCTTGTTTGAGATGGGGGACAGGATTGATCGCTTAAAGATTTTGGGCCAAGAACTTACTAATGCGGATTATTTTTTCCGTCGTCTTCCTGATCCAGAAATTTTGAAAATGTTTAAAACTCGACCACCATTAAGAGTTGTAGAGACACCAGAAGATCTCATGAAAGGGGTCCAAAAAGAAGTGGGGTCTTTATCGAATTATGATGATGTTGCAGAGGCTTGGGCTTATAAAAACCGCCATCATATTAATTTGGACCATGAGAAATACCTCGAAAACGAAAATAAATTTATTAATACAATATTAGAGAAGGTGCATCTATTATCCAATGCCCAGTTTGAAAACTTACTTCAGCGTGTAAAAGTACTTAAACGCACTGGCAATAGTATGTCATCTACTGCCAAAGGTGATGAGCTCATTGACAATCCTGCTTTACATGATCTAGCAGTAAAAAATAGAGAGGCACGTTTAAGCTTTCATCCTAATGATGAGATTCATTCTATTAACAAGTTTATTGAAAATGTGGTTAATGATCCAGAAAGTTTTTACAAACTTTCCCCTCTTCTTGATCAACCCTTTGGTATTCCATCCGATTCATGGCTCGCCTTTCATAAGGGAGCAAAAGGAACAAAAGTTCCTGGGGAAGGTGACTGGGGGAAAGGACCAGGAAGATTTAGTGCAGCAGAAGAAATAGTGACGGAGGGAGGAAATCCTTTCATAGCCGAGGAAGGAATTAAAGGTCTCCAGAAAGAATTAGGAACCGAGATACGGTTACCCCATAGAAAAACTGGAATTGAAACTCTTGAACAAAAACAGGACAAGGCATTAAAGGACTTAATGGAAACAAAACCAAAAATGAATGGTGACTTTGCCCATGGTGGCGGCGTCGGAACTTTATTTGAGGAGAGAATATAATGGCTACATATTCAGAGTTATATGACCAATTAAAAAGCCCCGAGTTTAAAACTGCTTACGATAAAATTGCATCGAAGTCTGGATCAAGTATCTATGATCTTTTTGGTTATGGGGACCCACCTCCTTCTGACCCTCAACCTCCTGGGGTTGATATGGGAGGACCGGAAGGATATAGCACCTTACAAGAGGATCCATTAAGTGGGGGAGTTTATACAAAGAATGTTCTAAGAGACATGACGGATAATGAGCTTTATAGGGCTGCACTAGAAAAAGGTATCAACCCTCAAGGTGATGAAATTACAGTGGGTCCTCTAACCGGAACAGTTGGATATGATTATGATAAACTAAGAGGTATAAATAAAATTGCAGTGGGTCCTGAAACCGGAGAGGCATGGGACTGGAGAGATGACCCTGAAGAAACTCTTGTAGGTACACCGACGGGCGCCTCTTATCCTTCTCGTTTTGGTTTCCCGGGTCTAATAAAGATGGGTTATAATCTTTTGAGTATGAATCCATACACAAAAGCACTAAATTTTTTCAGGACGAAACAAGATGAACCTTACACTACTATTGAATGGTCTGCGCCGGAAGTTGCCGAGGTCATAACGGGTGATGGTTCGCAAGGGGATGGTAGCGAAAAGAAGAAACGAACAGCATTAACAAATCAACAGATAGAAGCTCTAAGGAAAACAGAAAAAGAAAAAGGACAATCTGCGCCAACAGGTACAGAGGGCAGAAATCCTTGGGGTAGAATGGATTCTGCCCAAGGTGGCCTCATGTCCTTAGCCCATGGTGGAAGGCCCGGTTTTCAAGATGGGACGCCATCACTTGGTGATTGGCTGAGTACGCCGTTTCTCTCTGAGGGGGAGAGTACGTTTGATAAAATGAAAAAGGCTGGATCAGATCTCATAAAAGCTAAAAACTTAGGGCAGTATCAAGATATATCTTCATCTTACACGCAACCAGTTACATATGAAGATAGTCCTGTCTTTCAGGCAGGTTTAGAAAACTGGGATGCTACCGGCCTAGGTTCACTATCTTCTAAGATAATTAATAAAATTGTTCCATCGACGCTGGCAATGGCTTCTCCTTTTGACAGTGGATTTCTTAAAGGTGGACTGAATGTTCCACCAAAAGAAGATGTTATTGCAGAATATTCACAATGGAACGAACCTGAAATGGCCCAAGCTTTAGGAGAACAAGCGTGGGCGAACGCTTTTGGTCATGAAGTAAGTCATTTAGGATGGCAATATAAACCAGACAGAGAGGAATGGGAAACAGAAAGCCGAGCGCCGGGCATTGGGAAAGATAAGGGAGAAGAACAATGGAATTATATGCATGATTTAATGTATGGACCACGATATGATGAAGAAACTTTCGGAAGACCTGGTGAAGATTATTTAACAACTAAAGGACTTATTAATAAAGGAGATTTAAGTTATACACCAGAAGCTTTTGATCTAATTGCCAAATCGAGATTAATTCCTGAACATAAAAGAGCCATTGGCTTTGGCATTAATCCTTTTGAAGATACCTCGAGGGGTTACTATCGGTCACCTTATCAGAAATCTATAGCGAAGTATGGAACGCAAGAAGGCCCACCAGGTACAAAGGGTGGTTCGACGACAAAAACTAATCTAGCCAATTTTGCTGCTCAAGCAAAAGCTTTAGAAAAAGCGAAAGACCCAAGAGGTGGAGGAGCGCAAGCTGGGGGTATTGGATCAACAGGTCATGGACGTGGTGGTCATCATTTTTCTTCAGGCGGAAGGCCCGGTTTTAAAGAAGGCACTGGCTTTAGTAGAGCTATGGAGATTGCACAAGACAAATTAAAAACTCGTGCGCTAGAAATCCTTCCATGGAGTGTGGGGATCCCTTTTAATGAATTATCAACAAAACACCAACAAGAAGTAATAGATTCTTTTTCACCAGGAGAATTACTGGGTAAAGCCCAAGGCGGCACCGTACAGCGCTATTTCGGTACAGGCGGTATTGCCAATTTGCAAAATCATGCCCTATAATAAATTTCAAGTCATAGAAAATATAAAGCATTATCTTCGTGATCAGCCCATCAAAGACCGACCAGGGTTTAAACCGGGTGGTATCGTAGAACCGGGGGTTACGCATTATGCGACAAAAACTTCAGGTACAGGCACAGGAATATCAGCAATTGATGACCCTACAGTTATAAAAAAAGCTGAAGATATTTTAACAAACCTAGTTGAAAGGAAAGATGGATATAACGTGTTAGATTGGAAGGGAGGTACAACTGGTAAATATAATGAAGAAGATTTACACAAGCTTTTAAATAAAAAAGGCTTCCCTATTAAAAATAGAGACACTTTAAATGAGATTATTAATAAGATCGCCAATAAAAACGGTTGGTTGAATGCAATTACGTATAAAACTACCCTGATAGTGAAGGAGTTCATGAATCAGTATGCTCGACATGGTCAGTTCACGGGGGAGGAAAAAGTTGCAGATAGTTTAATAAAATTTAGAAGTAAAGACCCTAATCATATTTATGAAACAATTAACAAGCTTTTTAAAAAATGGAAAGATGGAAAAATCAAAATTCCAGGGTATGTTGTTGACGAACTACCTGACGAAGTTAAACAAGCTCTTGATGATTGGTCTCCAGGGCTAAAGAGTATAAGATCTATTGATAAAACAAAGCAATTAAAATTTTTAGATAATTTAAATAATAAGAATCCTTCTTTAACATATGAGGAAGTTAAGGCTCTGTTTGAAAAACAATTTCCAGATGCCCGACCAAAAGCTTTTCAACATCGAATTGATCAACTTTACCAATTAAAAGTGGAGGGAAAAATTCCTTCAGGTACAAAAACAACATTAACGCATGACGTTAGTAAAGGGGACCGTTCTAATTGGCTAAAAGACGGCAAAACTAGAAACAAGGCTGGTAACTACAATAAAATTTTAATCGCTGCGGATCAATTGGACGCACAGGGTAATAGTAAATTAGCCACCCGATTTAGAAATGCTGCAATTAAGTATTTTAGCCCCAATACAGGAATTCTTTCTAAAATGGGAGGAGAGGCAGAACACTTGTGGACTAGGACGTATGGTGAGTTAGGACAATTAAAAATTGATAGCTTGGTACAAGGCGACTTAAATACTTTTAAGCAGCTCAATTTTAATGATCCTATTGAGAGACTAATCAAGGAATACCCAAATGCTTCTAAAGCACGCAAATTAGAAATTAAAAGCCTTATTAAGAATCGTCAGAGTTTTTTGAATGAGCTAACGGGAGGAATGACCAGAGGTATTGAATTTAAGTTTGACGAGAAAAAAATCACACCTAAAAATTTAACAAAACCTATTGATCTATTAACCCAGGAAGAATTAGCAAAATTAGGACCTCGAGGTGAAGCGTATAGAAAAGAATTAATACGGGTTGGAAAAGACTGGGGGCTCATAGACGAGGCAACAGGAAGAATTAGACCAAAAAAAATATTAGACGATGAGATTGCTAAGTTTATAAAACAAAATCCCGCTTTAGCTAAACAAGCGGCGATAGCCTTATCAAACGGCGCTCCTATTGAGAAAATTATGCAAACATCAGCAATGAAAAAAGCTTTACCTTTCCTTAAAGGAGAGGGTTATTTTGTTTTAGCGGAGGTATTGAATAATTGGAGTAAAGGTCAGTCATTCTACAAGGGTTTGGGTAAAGCAATTGAAGCGAGTACATGGAATCTTATTGATTTTGATACAGATGAAAAAGCAGTGCTAAACCATGCTATTGAAAAAGGTCTTCCTGAGAATGAGATCAAAGCGATGATGGATTGGCTCAACGTTAAAAAAGAAGAAAAGAGATTAACATCACTTAAAAAGAGATTAGCATTTAGTGAAAGATATGGATATGCTGAACAGGGCTCTGCGTTTGAGATTAGTGATGAGTTAAAATCTCAAATTAAAGATAGCGAACAAAATGTAGAAAAATTATATAATGAGTATTTTGCAGGTAAAAATCGTGATCCGGATATGGGTTTACTGACCCTACAAAATATGATGGAAAGTTTAACTGCTGAAGAATGGAACAAGACAGCTGGCACTTTGGGTCTTGATAGAGGATATCGAGAAATGATTGGAGCTAAAGGAGATGAAGGTGTAATTTGGGGCCCACTTATTGGAACAGGTTGGAGGGAACTTGGTGAAGCTTTCGGTGGAGAAGAAACAGATTCTTTTAAAGAATACACACCCCAAGAGTTAATGATAGAACATCCTGTGTACGGGTATAAGGAACAAATTAAAAGCATGGAAGAAGGAGGAAAAGATTTCTATGGTGTAGAGCGCGCACCCGCTTCTCCCATGGAAGATATAAGAACACATTTTAGCTATGCACTCCAACCATATGCAGGCGGAGGAATCACAACTCTTGATCCACTTAAACCATGGGCTCTTCCTCCTGAAGCAGGACCAGATCCTTATGGACAAAAGAGAAAAGAAGGTATAGTATCATTAACTTAAAATAGGCATATTATGGCTGAGATAGATAAAGCACTTCCCAATGTACGACAATCTGTAACGATTCCTCCTGAAGAGGAAACGATAGAGGTGACTGAAGAAAAGATTCAAGAACAAATGGATCCCGGTGTCGATGTTATTGAGGAAGAAGATGGCAGTGTAACGGTTGACTTTGAACCAGGAAAAGTTGCCCCACAAGACAGTGGTGAACATTTTGGAAACTTAGCAGAATTGTTACCAGACGACGTCCTTGGCCCTTTAGCCTCGGACCTTGTTGAACTCTACAAAGAAGATAATGAATCACGCTCCGAATGGATTAATACCTATAGGAAAGGCCTCGGGTTGTTAGGTTATAAATACGAAGAACGTACAGAACCGTTTCAAGGCGCATCGGGTGCAACGCATCCCGTGCTCGCAGAAGCCGTCACCCAATTTCAAGCACAAGCATACAAAGAACTCCTCCCCTCAGACGGACCGGTCCGTACACAAATTGTAGGAATGGCTGATCGTATGCGCGAGGACCAAGCGCAAAGGGTCAAGGACTTCATGAATTATGAAATCATGAACAAGATGGAAGAGTACGATCAAGAATTGGATCAGATGTTATTCTATCTACCCCTTGCAGGATCAACATTTAAAAAAGTGTATTACGATGAAATGCTCGGGCGTGCTGTTTCTAAATTTATACCGGCCGATGATTTAGTCGTGCCATATTATGCAACCTCTTTACAAGAATCAGAGCGGATAACGCACGTTGTCAAGATGACACACAATGAATTGAGAAAAGCACAAGTCAAGGGATTCTATAAAGACATCGACCTTCATGATCCAGCGATCATTGAAGATCAATTACAAAAAACAGAAGAAGAGATCTCAGGGGTTAAACGTGGGGCCAAAGAAGAGGTCTATAATATTTTAGAGATGCATGTGGATTTGGATTTAGAAGGCTTTGAAGATCAGGATCCGACAGGAGAACCGAGTGGTATTAAAGTGCCCTACATCGTAACCATCGAGGAATCACAAACAAAGATTTTAGCTATTCGCAGAAACTATAATCCAGACGATCCTCTTAAACATAAAATTAAATACTTTGTGCATTTTAAATTTCTCCCCGGTCTTGGATTCTATGGCCTTGGTCTCATTCATATGATTGGTGGCTTATCGCGTACAGCAACAAGTGCGTTAAGACAACTCTTGGATGCGGGAACATTATCGAATCTACCTGCTGGTTTTAAATCACGAGGAATCAGAATTAGAGATGATGCGGTTCCATTGCAACCTGGAGAATGGAGAGATGTCGATAGTCCAGGAGGAACGGTTAAAGAAGGATTCATGACGTTGCCTTACAAAGAACCAAGTCAAACTCTTTTTAATTTATTAGGCTATGTTGTTGATGCCGGTCAGCGTTTTGCAGGAATTGCAGATATGCAAGTGGGTGATGGCAATCAAGCAGCTGCTGTTGGAACCACAGTTGCATTATTAGAACGTGGCTCCCGTGTGATGTCTGCGATTCATAAACGCCTCTACTCGGGCATGAAGGAAGAATTTAATTTGCTTGCAAAAATTTTCAAACTTTATTTACCACCAGAATATCCGTACGATGTTGTTGGTGGAAATCGGATGATTAAAACACAAGACTTTGATGATCGTGTGGATATTGTACCGGTTGCCGATCCAAATATTTTCTCGATGTCACAGCGTGTGACATTGGCACAAACAGAATTGCAACTGGCACAAACTAATCCTGAAATGCATAATATGTACGAAGCCTATAGATCCATGTATCAAGCTATGGGAGTCAAGAATATTGATCAAATATTACCCCCTCCCCAACCTGATATGCCGTTAAATCCTGCCCAAGAACATATTAATGGATTGGCAGGAAAACCTTTCCAAGCCTATCGTGGTCAAGACCATCGGGCTCATATCACAGCACACTTGGCGTTTATGTCAACAAGCTTGGTTAAAAATAATCCTATGATTTTTGGAGAGCTCGAGAAAAATATTATGGAGCATATTTCTCTGATGGCTCAAGAACAAGTGGAAATAGAAATGATACAAGAGATTCAACAAATCCAACAACTCACACAACAAGTACAGATGATGCAGCAGAATCCACAAATGGCACAGCAGAACCCTCAAGCCCAACAACAATTAGAGGCTCTGCAAAATAAAGTGGAATCGCGTATTGCAGTCTTGATTGCAGAATTAACCGAAGAGTTCTTAAACGAAGAGAAGAAAATAAATAATATGCTTGATGGGGATCCACTGGTGAAATTAAAAGCACAAGAACTAGATTTAAAGGCCATGGAGAATGAACGTAAAGCGAAAGATGATGAGGCGCGCATTAATTTAGACAAGGTCAAACTTCTGCAAGGTGATCGTCTTGCTCGGGATAAAATGGAGCAAACAGAGGATATTGCTAATCTAAGAGCGAAGGTCACGATGGATAAACAACATCTTGCTAATAAGGCAAAACGCCAGTCAGACTTGACAAAACGGTATGATGTCCGTACATTGAAAGGTCGGTAATGCCCTTTAAGTCAATAAAACAGCGTCGCTATCTGTGGAAGAACCACCCTGAGATTGCGGACCGTTGGACTAAAAAATATGGCAAGAAAGTTATTGCCAAGAGCGGTGGTGTTATGTTAAAACGAAACAAATAACTAATAGGTAATTATTATGGGAATTGCAAAAGAAGTTTATTATGGAGAACCGGGTCCTTTAAAACCACAAGGTGGAAAAGTGACTGCAGGTGTCGATGTAAAACGAAATTTTGAAGGGACTAAAAATCTAGCACGCTATGAAAAATTCGATAGCAGCAGTACTGGTTCTCGTCAAGATAAAGGTAAATAGTTATGTCAACAACAGATGTAAAACAATCAATCATCACAGCTGATGCTACATTTAAGACTGCGATCGGTGGAACGGTTGCTATCGCGCGTGCGCGCGTGAAGGGTGTTTCTGGTTTAGCTACAGGGGCGAATGCTATTATTAAATTATATGATGGCTCTGATGCAACAGGCACACTTAAATATCAAATGCAGTGGGGTGCTTCTGATGGTGATACATGGAATGAGTACATTGCTGAAGATGGTATTTTATTTACCGAAGGCATTTATGGTGATGTCACCAATTGCGACTTAGCAACAATTATATTCGATTAAGGAGGAAAAGATGGTAGGAAAAGTATGGACAAGAGACCAAGACGTTATGAAATCTAAAAGACGACCAACGACAACTTATAAAAAAGGTGGTAGAGCAAAATTAAGAGTTGGTGGTCAAGGATACAATGCACGACTGGATGAATCTTTGGGAGCAAGAAACAGAGGAGTAACTGGAAACCTTGCAGCGCGGAGAGCAGAAAGTAAAGGCATGGAACGCGCACTTGGAAGACGTCCTTATTCTGCAGTCAGCACGATGGCTAAAAAAGGCGGCAGAATCAAGAAAGCCAAAGGTGGACGCGGAGGAAGATAATGCCACCACAATTTTATAATCCACGCGCTGCTAAACCAATGAGTACAAGAGAAGATTTGTATAAAAGAGGGGGCCGTGTAAAAGCAGCAGATGGTAAATGGATTCAAAAAGCAATTAAACGTCCTGGAGCCTTTACAAAAAAAGCAAAAGCAGCTAACATGAGTACAGCAGCATTTGGAAAAAAAGTACGAGGTAATCCTAAAGATTATAGCTCGCGCACAGTTAAACAAGCAAACTTAGCAAAAACTTTAAGTAAATTAAGAGGATAAAATGGTAAAAAATGTAGTCATGGGATTAGGTGGAAAATTTATTGGAAAGGGTGGAAACTCTTACAAGACTTCTCCATTTAAAAATCCTGGATCAGTTAAAATACCTGGAAAAATGGTTGATGGCTATTGTTCTCCTGTTGATATTGAAATGACAAGTGCAAAAGATACACAAACAGTTGTCATTAAAGGTCAAGGTGCTGTACGTCCAGATAGGAAACAAAGTGCAAGCTGGATTGGCGGTACTACGTATACTCCTGTTAAAGCCGTTGAAGGCGTTGATCAAAAAAAGAAATAGTTTATGTTTCATTTACTCATAAAACCGTTGCTCGGTGTTGCGGGTGAGGCTGTAAAAGGCATTGTCGCAACTAAAAAAGCAAAGGCAGAGCAGAAGCTTACTAAAATTAAAGCGGACACTGCTTTAATGGAACAACAAATAGCAGGTAAGGTTGAATGGGAAAAGACTGCTGTTGGTCAGATGCAAGGATCTTGGAAAGACGAAGTAAGTCTTATTGTACTTCTGTTTCCTGCTGTTCTCGTTTTTATTCCCGGCTGTACTGAGTTTGTAAAGACTGGATTTATTGCTCTCCAAGAATTACCTGAGTACTATCAACATCTTTTATATATTGCCATATCAGCGAGTTTTGGTATAAAGGGAGTATCAAGCGCTGCTAAAATGATGAAGAAATAATGATTGAAATTCTACCATATATGTTTATTTTTATCTTCTTTACGATCGTAGGTACGTAATGGATGAAATGAATCTTATTTATAAGTTCCAGCGAGAACTTAAAGAGAGAATAGCCTCTGTTGAAGAAACTATTCTTCAAGGGGTTGACAACCTAGAGAAATACCAGTATTTAATAGGACAACGAAAAGCTTATAGTGAAAGCTTACAAGAACTCTCTAACTTGCTTAAAAAAGGAGCTTATGACGACGAACAAAATTCAGGAAACTAATTCTAATGAGCCGATTCCGGCACGCGTTCATGCATTAGAAAATAAATTAAATGAAGAAAAAGCAAAAGAAGAAAAATCTTTTGAAGATTTAAAACAATCTGTTTCTGGTAAGTTACCCATTCCAACAGGATGGCGATTATTAGTATTGCCTTTTAGAGGAGTAAGTAAAACAAAGGGAGGCTTGTATCTTTCGGATTCAACATTAGAACGACAACAAGTTGCAACAGTCTGTAGTTATGTTTTAGCTGTAGGGTCTTTAGCCTATAAGGACGAAGAGAAATTTCCAACTGGTGCGTGGTGTAAAAAAGGGGAATGGATTTTGCACGCGCGATATGCTGGTTCGCGATTTCATATAGAAGGTGGGGAAGTAAGAATATTAAATGACGATGAAGTGCTCGCAACAATTAAAGATCCAGACGATATACTTCATTTATTTTAACCCATAGGAGGAAACTATGCCACCAAAAACCAAAGATGATTCATTAGTTGACATTGATGATACAGGCAATGCATTTGATGTTCATTTACCAGAAGAGAAAAAAACCAACGAAGACTCTGTTGTAGAAGTCAAAGAAAATGAAAATGTAACAGAAGTTGTAGAGGAACCAAAAGAAGAACCAAAAGCTGAAGAAACAAAACTAAAAGAAACTACTACCCAAGAAAAAGAAATTGAAGAGTATAGTGAAGGCGTTCAAAAACGTATTGGTAAACTTACCCGAAAATTGCGTGAAGCAGAACGACAACGCGATACTGCAACTGAATATGCACGTAATGTTGTTTCCGAACAAAGTAAATTAAAAACTAAACTAACAACGCGAGAACAACAATATTTAGAGCAATTTGGACAGTCTGCTAAAACTGGTTTAGATGGTGCAACAGCATCATTAAAAGCTGCACGAGAAGCAGGAGATGTAGATAAAGAAATTGAAGCACAAAAATTATTGGCTCATTATTCAAATCAAAGTACACAATATGAAAA